CTTTAGGATATCTAATGTTTGTGATGAAAGTTTCATAGTTTCGGTTGCAGTTGTCATGATATAGTATCTCCGTTGTGTATCAATGTTTATCTGTGTATTATATACTGTTTTTATTATTTGTCAATCGGGGGAGGCGTTATTTTCTTTTTTAAATTTCTTCTTTCCTTGGCGGCTTTCTTTTTAGCACAAGAAGTACATCCTTGTTTGTTCTTTTTATCTGGTAAATTTAGAATACTTTCAGTCACCATAGTTGCTTTACCTTGATTTACAAGTTTGTCAATGTTGTGTTGATTTACTTCCACAACTTGTCCTTCTATTTCGACGGCTTTCCCGCGACGGCCTCTTGCAGTTATTTTTCCTGTCTCTGGGTCTTTTGTATAATATTCAATACCTGAAGACGAATCTTGTGACCCACCGGCGGCTGTGAAAATTTGTTGGCCTGGAGGAGCATCATCGATACCATACTTTTTTTGTATTTGTTCGATTTTTGCCTTTGCTTTATTTCTTTTTGCTTGTTTCTTTGCTTTGTCTTTTTCGATTTGCTTCCTTCTATTCAAGGCCGCATTCTTTTGTTCTTCTACAAGAACATTCATATCAACACCTATTTGAACATACATCTTGTTGATGTATTCTTTTCTTTGTAGTGTGTCTGGGGTGTCATCATCTTTAATTTCATAGTCAGTAAAACCAGGCATTTTAAGGGGACAAGAAAGTGCGGGGAAATCAAGTTTTCCGTAATTATCTTTAACACCCGGTATTGGAGATAATTGAGTCATTGCTTTATCGCCGCACCCACATGCTCCACAGTGATGGCTACCTTTGAAGTTAACGCTGTCTTTTCTATGAGGACACGGAGCAAGTTCGTCATTACCATGGCAACTGAGACTTCTAATCTGTTTTACTAAAGGAGAACATCGTTTGTTTGTAAATCCCCTAGACATCATTGATTTCCCAAAATTTTTAATCTTTTGGGACACCGAAGGCCCTTCTATTTTTGGGGGCGTTGTTTCAGGAATATTATCATATAGTTGTTCTGAATTATCAAATAAATCTTCTAGATTGTCTTTCATTGTTTACCATAACCTTGTTTTATGTTCTTTAGGGTCTGTCTCGATTAATAGTTTTTTGACATCATTATAATCATGCCATCTTGAGGTTCCGTCCTCAAACCGAATTTCAACTTGCTGTTCGCCTTCATTCACTTGTAAAACAATACCTGTTTTAAGTGTTTCCGCAATTACAACTTTTTCATTGTTTTGATATGTCATTATTGATACCTTTGCTCAAATTCTTCCCAATGTTCATCTTCGAGATTAGAGTAATCCATCGACTTCAAGAAATTTTTCTCTTGATGTCTGTTAGACTTTCTCTTCTCTTTTCTATTTATCTTTTGATGACGAATCATGTCTTGAACATCATCTTCAAGATGTTGTTGGTTATTTCGCTTCTTGCTCATCTCGCAACTCTTCTTTTGCCTTCTTATTAGATGTCTTTTTAATCTTTCCCAATAAATCAGGAAAAGTATCTCTTACTAATTTTTCAGTCAATCCAGAATACGGATACTTTGAATTGGTCATAACTAAAGCAAGCAAATCTGATTCTTTACTGTTTACACTTTCAAGTACAGAAATTGCTAGGTTGTTCATCTTTGTATTATTACTTCTATCTCCGAGAGGAGAATACTCTGTAAAGTATCCCAATCTAGGCAACACATGTGCAATACTAGTCATATTCATGCCATCGGGGGCATCATCTGGAACATAAACTGGTAAATTATTTTTGTTGTAGAGAAATTTAATTCTAGGGTCAAACATATAAACCAACAATTCTTTAAAATACTTACGATTTTCGTGTTCTTTTAGAATCGCTTTCTTTTCGTTGGTACTTTTTGTTTGGCCTATTTTTTCAAAGACTTGTGGGTATGATAATTGTAGCATTAAATAAACTCCTCGCTATGTTCAATCAGTTGTTTCATTCCATGTTCTATAAAATAATTTAGAATATTTCCCTTCTGATTTGGGGAAACATACTCATCTATAGTAGTATTTATAATATTTTCAGGTACGAGGTGTAAATCTACTAATTTTTTATTGATTTCAAATCGTTTTTTTACATCTTCGTCACAAGAATCTAAAGATTCCTTAAGAACATCAATCTTCTTTTTCCCACACGGATTTTGTCTTTTATCGGGACATATGAATGTATCTGAATCTGATAGAATATTAGGAATACCATCAGACGAATCTCCCTTAATAATGTGTGTGAGTAGAAAATCTTTGGGGTCTTCACATACAATAAATTTTTTCTGCCGAGGGCAAAATTGTTGTACATTGGGAAGACATTGTAATTGTTGAAAATCTTTGTCACTAGAAACAATGACATTCTTCTCAGGAGAATCTTTTGTTTTTATACAGAGGGCCGCAATGATATCATCTGCTTCGGCTCGCTCAACCAATATATGTTTCCATGGGAAGATATTTTGAATTTCTTCTCGAATCTGCCCAAACAATTCAAAAATTCTGTCCCAATCATGGTCTGTTTGGTCTCTGAGTTTCTTTCTGTTTGCCTTATATTCTGGAAAGATATCTTTTCTCCAGTAATTACCCGCATCGTGACAAACTACAAGTTCTCCGTAGTTATCCTTAAAGCGTGTTCGATACATCCGAAGTGTATTCAGAACCATGTGTCGTATCAAGTCTTCTGAAAATTCCGAATGTTTAATATGCTGGAAAAAGGTAGCCAGCATGATTTGATTATTGTCTATTAATATCATGTATATGCTTTCAACAGAATAGTATTTATATTTAGTCTACCATTTACTGTTTTTTCTTTTGAGTTTATTGAGTTCCATGTGTTGTTAAACTGTCTGACACCCTTAGTAACATTTTTAAGAATGTCTTTAGGTTTTCTAAGCGTTTTAGATTTAGATAAATCTTTACTGTAATTTTGTAATGTTGTTCCTTTAATAATAAATCCACCCGGATCCATTGTTTCGTAGACAATCAGGTGCCTGTATTTTGTATTAAAGGCAATGATTTTTTTCGCCCCCACAATTTCTGTTGGATTGATACTTGAAATATTATATTCTTTATTTGATTGTTCGTACTTTACCTTCGCTACAAGTTGCTCTGGTGTTTTTACTTTCTTCTTATGAATCCTTTTTGGGGTGTTTTTAGCAGATTCAATACAGGCATTTATGATGCCTTGAATTAGTTTGTAGTACTTTTTCTTTTGAGGTTTGGTAAGAAAATCATAACCCTCATTAAGTTGTGGGCATTTTCCTCCGATTGCTTCTTCAATTTCATCAGCCCGTGGCTTAAACCACTCGGCAATCTTTTTAGCCTGCATGGATTTGACTTGATTACCAGACAACCACCCCTTGATATAAAAAGATGTATCGTTTCGGCTGGTGATATTTTCCAGTTCAATATCTAGTTTTTCCTCTAATGTGCCGATATATTCGGAAACCTGTTCAGCGATTCTTTCCTGAATCGACTTCTTATTGGATGAAGTTTCCTGTGCAGTGCTTCTATCAAGTCTCTTTTGGGATGTAGAGGTTTTTATTCTTAAAAGATACTCGTCGATAGTTTTTTTAAAGGAAGTCGTTATCACAATCCCATCAGGTACTCTAGATGCTACTCGACAATAGGACGAAATGAAATCGTACTGAAATGTATTACCATTAGAATACTTATCCGCTTCTTTTTTGCCCATAGTACTAGTAACATAATCTAGAACCCACTTCTTTTCTTTCTTTTTTGTGGTCGGATTAGTACGATACCAGTTTACTGCTTTATGTAAGTCCCATGCGACTTCCTTACTTTCAAGCAAATGCTCTAGAGTAGGCTCTGTGCCATAGGCCCTTTTAATGTAATCTTTTTTAACCATGTGTGTATTATATCACACCTTTTACTCTAGTTCAAGGCTTATAAAAAACAAATATTGGTTCTGTTTTTCGATAGGTTCCATCCACCTTACAATAGTTTTTACATGTGGGGATTCCATCTTCATTAAGTCGATTTTGTCCAGGCATCGAAGCCATTGCCATTTGCAGTACATATTTGAATTCCATTCCTAAAGATTCTAATATATCTCTTGAGTCTTTTTCTAGAGGAAGGTATTCTTTTCCTATTAATAAGTCGGCAATATTCCAAAGTAGATATCTTTCAGACTTCAAATATTCTACACATGTTTCTAGTGTTGGTCTGAGGAATCCATCTCGCCAGGATTCGTATGATGAGAACTTTTTGTATGATTGGTTTTCATCTTCGCTATATGCTTCTCTATTGAAGTATGGAGGTGATGTAAAGATGAAGTCCATTTCTCCTCTATATTGTTGGAAGTCTGGGTGTTTGCCGACTTCTTCAGAGCCTTCTTGAAAGACATGATAGGTGTTCGTGGAAGAGAAGAATGGATTTCCGCGATAAGTTTTGGTATTGAAGAAATTAGCAAGATGCTCGTATTTACTAATACTAGGAGTTGTATCAACACTAGGAATAATGTTGTCAGGATTAGGGTCAGTGCCAACATAGTGAATATGACGGTCATCTCTAACAGACATCGCGCCAAGAATTCTACCACCCCAACCACAAGACGGGTCATAGATGACAATGCGGTCTTGTTCTTTACAGTGTTCTGTGTATCTTTCATATAAGTATTTAGCAGTCATCGGAGGAAAATTTACTGCAACCTGAATATAACCAATTTTGAATGCAGTGAATCCCTTCGGAAATATTTTCTGCTCTTTCTTAAAAAATCTTATCAGGTATATACAATCATCTTTCAAATCATTTGTGTCTATATTTGCAAGGGCTCTTTTGCTGAGAGTAATAGGACTGCCATTCATTTTGGTGAGGCCTATGATATCATCAGCACTCAAACATAACTGGTCAGATTGCTCTACTTGATAATATCCTGTGGATTTACCTTCTTTAGTCTCTTGTTCACTTAACCAAAAACCATAATCCTCGAAGATTTTTGGATTTGAATAAAATTCTTTAACCCACTCCAATCCTGTTTTACATGCAATCAGTCCACTCTTTTTGTTGTTCTTTTGTATTGTACTGCTATAATGATAAAAACTATCTTTACGAAAATGTCGTTTAGACCCCTTTAACATTCTGGGTAGATACTTATCTTCCTTAAGCATATCATATACAGAATACCCATCATCTTTTTGTGTGTAGTTGATTCGGGTTTGCATCATGTTTGAAAACCATTGGTCAACCTCTGTGCCTGCTCTAGCAGAATTTATAACAACATCATCATCTACATCTGTCAACTCATCACTATGAGTAAACTCATGTACCGAATGGGCACTGAGTTTATTAAATGTATCAATAATTTGTGACTCTGTGCGGCCGCTTCTTGCAGGACACCCATATGTGTCCCAGGATTCTATCATGGCTTTTCTTAAATTCTTTACCCAATCTTCAAACTCTTGGTCGTTCATATCGAGAAGTTCTTCGAAGAAGATATTGTATTCTGAATTTAATACATGGTGATTTCGTTCATAAAATGGATTCATAATTATTCGCTTTTGTAGTTGTATGTCGGTATATCTGAAATTATATCATAAATTGTGTTGCTGTCAAGGAGGGCATTTCTATATTTGTTCCAAGCAATATTAACACCCCAATTCAATCTTTTAATTAATTCTTCTTTTGTTATTGTTCCTTCGGTTTCGATTATATTCTTTATCTTTCCCAAAGCATCTTGTGATTTAACTCTCTTTGCATTTACCATAAGGATATCAATATCATCACTCATAGAAAGTAGTGTGTTTTTGTATATTAAATGTGTTCTCGCATATTCTAATTGTTGTCTTGCCATTTCGTTTCTACACGGTTCGTCATCTAGATACTGATTCAGCAATTTCAACGCCTCTTCATCTGTTTCAAAAAAATCAGCACTATGTTGACATAACTCATGGTAATAATCAGAATCGTAGAGGATATAAGGCAGTCCGTTCATCATGCCGTCTGTGGTTGAGACGGACCATCCAGCATATGTTTGTTTCGGAGAAAATCCTACTCTACACTCACTCAGCCTTTTATAGTATTCTTTCTTATCATACTTTTCACATGTAATCCAATCTATGTTTGATTTATCAAGTAAAGGAACCCAAACTGTAAAGTCTTGTCTTTGTTCCCTTAGTTTTTTCATCAGAGAGATAAAGTGGTCGTAGTTCTTATATGCCCAAGGCCTATGATTAAATACAATTACTTTATCAGTGTCAACTTTATGTGAATCAACAACATCTTCGCTTTTGATTCCTGGATTATGAACTCTTAAGATATTATCTAGTTTTTGAATTACATCATCATTAAAATATTTCTTAGATTCTTCAAGTACAAGTTTCTTCTGGGCATTTGTATTTAGATAACAAAACTCCATTTCAAGAAGTCCACTTATGTTGTACAAGAATGCATGTTTCTCCCAAGTAACTATTTTTTCAAAATCAAACCAATGTGAATAACCAAAAATCTTAGGCTTGTGATGTGACTTATTGTAAATTAAATTAGAAACATTTAATGTATGTTCCGGAAGATGTGAGAAGATTAAATCATAATCCCATTTTGAATTCAAAAGAGGTTTCAATGCATCCGTGTCAAAGTGAACTCTCATCGTGGGTGGGTGTGAAGGGATTGAAATATGAAATTGCTTAACATTCTCAAAATCAAGATTCTTTACATAACACGGCAGAATTACATACCAATACAAATCATCACGAATCTCATTCAATCCAGAAATCATTGTCATTAGAACTTGAACAAAACTATCCTGTTCATAATTCTTCGAATAAGTTATATTGGGATAAACGAGAATTCGTTTTGT